ACTTCTCAGGAGAAAACGGATTGAACGATACATTAAACTTCACGTCTGGATCGGCTCCCGCAACTCCAACACGGGATTGAACTCGATGATCTGAAAAGACTCATCGGAAGTATTATTCACGAATTTGAAACGAACACGATCCCCTGTCACCTGGTAATCGTCGAAGATGGCATCGATATTGCCTCCTGGAGTACCAGTCGTATTCAGCGAGAGCGAGTACGGTCCAACCCATGAACCTCCGCCGTTAGTAGAGAAGTAAAGCTGCACAGTGCAATTAGCACCGGTATCCTTATACTTTATCCCGAGGGACTTCAACGTAACCCTACTCGGAGGAACTTCCGTCGTTATGTCATCAGACTCCAAGTCCCGTGAAGTCCAATAACAATTAATCGCAGCTCCATTATCCCCAGAGTACTGTTGCCCCCAACGATAGACCTTCCCATCCGTATGCCCAGTAATCAGCATCGGATACGCGGACGCTAGAAGGCGTGAATCATACTCCCAGTTCTGCGCGTCGATCGTCCCGACGAGGTCGTCTATAGTCGTCGTATCATCATTCCTACAAAGCGTGGCGCAAGTCGGGCCAGAAATGGACCATGGATACCAAATGTCTCTCCCGTAGTTAAACACCCACACTGCATTCGGAGTCGTTGATCCTCCCTGACACGCGAAAAGAAGATACTCCTTCGTGTCGCTCATCACCTCAGAGAAATTCGCCCGGATCGCTGACGGCGTCACCTGATTGAAAATGTAATCCCGGATGGGCAACGCGACACCCCTCTCCTGAACGCCATTCCAATTATAGATATCATCATTCCCCATGAAGATATGGCCGGTGCTACCCGGCAACGGCTTCAAGGTTCTTTCGGCATAAAGCCCAACACCCTCCGTCTTGACCCGAAGTGTATACGGAGCAAGGACCTGCCCTGTTCTCTCGGCCATGTGAATCGACCGCTCCGTATACGCGATCATCCCTTCCCCAAGCTTCCTGATCCCCCGTAGTTGATACGGGTACTCAGTCTGATCGGAGAATCCTGATCCCGCCCCCGTCCAATCGGTGTGGTCACTGGCGACTGGTCTACGGATGCGGAAGGGCTTAGTAACACCAGTCTCAACGGTGTACGCGGCGAATAATCGGTCTGCGAAACGAGTGAGATATCGGGTGATAGGGGCATTGGCATTCAGGACTGCGTAAGTCGTTGCCACCGTAGAGATATCATGCCGTAGAATCTTATCCACGCCTTGACAGAAGACGATGGAGTTCTGAGAGGTCTCGAACGTAAACCACTGCGTATCTCCCCCAGCCATCGCAGGACCAGTCAGCGCAGCCCATAGGTTCAACGCGAAGTCGTACTTCTGCACTCCCGCAGCCGTACACGCGATCAGATGAGTGTTATACTCATCATCCTGCGTGGCGTAGATCCCCATGATTTGCCCGCCGAGAGAAGACATCCCTGTCGGGAAGACGGAGTACCCTGGTCGCTTACAGAGTCTTCCCTCGTAAACGAAACAGTTTAGCATATCCGGAGAAGAGTTAGGTGGAAACTCTCCCTCCTCCGTATAACGCCACATGCCTCCAGTAGGCTGTATCGGCACAGTTCTTGTCTGCGGATACATCACCTGACGACTGCGGCGTTTGGTGTCCATTATGGTTGAGCGATGACGCTTCTGAGGATGGCGTAGAGCATGGCGAGAATGATTGGCCCACCGACAAAGACAATCACGGACCGGACCTCTTTAATCCGTTCCGTGAGATACTCCATCTGTACTCCTGTAGCCATGCCCTTCTTAATCTCCGCCACGTCGTCTTTCATATACCTATACTCCAGCTCGACGAGGTTCAGGCGATTCGAGAGCGTTCCAATATCCCCAGAGATATCGTGTAGCCGCTTTCGAATCGCGCTGATTCCTTCCGAGTTAGAATCTTCCGTCATTATCCGGTCCTGCCAGGGGGATGTGAACTACGCCACTTCTTCCGTTGACGCCCCGTCAAGGGCATCGTACAAATCAGCTACGTCGTCGCATCCCGACGTCAGCCACTCGACGCAGTCGACGTACGTCGTCAGCATCTTGTACTCGTCCGCGGTGAGAACGAGCTTCGCAGATTCGCCCTTGAGCTTCCTCGGCGGCAGCGTAGCGTCCTTCTCCCGCGCTTCCTTGTTGTCATCACTGATCTCGTGCAGCTTCGCCTTGATCCTCCGCTCAGTCCGGGCCACCGAACCGGGCGAACCAAGTTCCTTCTTCTTGTTCCCTGCCGCGTTGCCTCCGCCTATGAACGCGGCATAGAGGTTGTTGAAAACTTCCACCTTCGGAATCGTGATGACTTTCGTGACCATGTTTTTGATACTCCTGAACTGCGTGACTGAGCCCATAGTACTACCCCGTGAAATTCATCTCAACCGCACCTTGTCCACCTACACGTCCCGGACCTCCGTTCGGCCCAGGATCATTCGCACTCCAACCACCTCCGCCGCCAAAACCCGCTGAGATGCCAGCACAAGTAACTGCAGCACCGTCGCCACCAGTATCACCTTGACCGGGAGGGGAACCGTGATTTGCTGTGCCATTAGACATGCCACCACCATCACCACCACCGCCAAGTTCAAGAGAACCACAGGTGCCTCCACCGCCGCCACCACCCGTACCGCCATTAGTCGTGCCACCCTCTCCGCGAGGTGCGACAGATTCACCAATGCCTCCGGCACCAGCGTTTCCACCATTCCGGCCTGAGCCTGTACCAACAGTGCCGCCGTTGACACCGTTAGCAGATCCCATCTCGATGATCATCGCCCCGCTTTGCACCTTGATGAAGGCAGAGAGACCAGAGCTTCGATCTGGAACACGAATCTCGTATGTGACATTCGGGATGAAGGTGTACGAAGCAGTGCCATCGGCACCACCACCACCACCACCTGCACCGTCCGGCGCGACAAAGTTGTTATACGTTCCGTCGCCACCTGCCCACCCTGCACCCACCGCTTCGAGGTCGAACATGCACGTCCGATTCACCGTGAACGTATACGTCCCGACCGTCGCGAAAGGTACGTTCGGACTCGACAACAACGCTTGCGAGCCAGACGTCGTACCCGTCCACGTGATAATCGGAGCAGGCAAGCCTGTAGGTTTCATCCCCAGCATTACGGGGTCCAGTTCTGTCCGACAGTCGACCCGAACCAGGTCGTCCCGCCGTTAACCGTGTGGAAGTAGAAGACGTCCAACCTACCACTTGTCGTCGTACGAGTAGGAGCAGTACCTCCCGCCCACTTCACCGTATTCGCGAACCAATCCCAAGTTTGCGCTGAACCGTTCGCCAGTACACGAAGCACGAATGACGCGAACTTCCCGCTCGCAGGGATGTTCGAAATCGTCATCGTCGTGATAGTATTGTCCAACGTAAACGTGAACGACGACCCTAGAGCCATGTTCACGGTAAGCGTCGCACCTGAGATCGAGATGGCAGTGTCTTCTTCGTCGTATCCTACGAAAGACTGAGTCGACGTCCAGGCGTTCGCAGAACCGAGTAGACCAACCCCCGTAAGACTCACTCCCGAGAGGTTCGCGAAGTACGTCGACGAGATCGCAGTGATCTTTCCGGTAGAATCGACGAGACTGACATTCCCCGACCCGATCGTCAACTCGCCTGCAATATCAACAGCACCATTCAACGCGGACGTCCCGGCGACCGTAAGATTCCCGGAGAGCGTCATATCGGTAGTAGTGATACCACCGGACACCGACGCATTGAACGTAACTGCCCCATTAAACGTCGACGCTCCCGTAACAGTGAACGTTCCACCGACCGCAACGTTCCCCGTCGTGGTCATCGTCGCGATTTGGAGATCAACGAAGTACCCTGTTGCCCACCGCGCAGCTCCGCTTCCGAAGTTCCGTGCGGCATCCGTTGTCGGGACAACATTCCCCGCAAAGGTGGTGGCACCGAACGCACCAGTGACCGCGGTCAGCAGACCTGCCTTGGTCAAGGAACCCTTGGAAGAGGCTCCCACCTGGAAGTCGAACAGCTTAGACGTTGCGTCAGACGCGGTGTCCGTGATGTTCACCTTAATCGCGGTCGGTGCTCCCGTCGTATTCCACGTCTGTGCGAGGTCGAACATATTCGAAGCGTTCGATCCCGTCAGGCTGTTCGCCGCGGAGGTGGAGATCAGTGAGGTATCGTTCGACGCCCTGAACGGCAACGTCTTCGGATACCCGTCAAACGTCTGATCGTCATTCCAAACGAAGCAGACGGACATCCTCTCATCGACATCCAGCTTCATCGTTCGCATGTGATTATCGATCGACGAAGCGAACTCCGAGCCGAGAGGCGTCGAATTATTCCAGGCGTTGGTATGCGGCATTACTTGAATTCCTTCTTCACGTCGAGGCCGATGACGTAGCCAAACTTATCCAACGGTACGAGGGGCTTGTCTTCCCAATACGCCTTCGCGTAAGCACTGACTCCCCAGAGATTCTTCGCAGTGCGATCGTATGAGATCCCACCCTCAGCACGGACACCGGCCCCTTCCTTCACGAGAGTAGCCCCCACCCTAAACGAGTGGGGAACCACCATCGCCTTAGCTTGCTCGGAGAGGGTTTTCTTCTCGCTCATGGCACTTTGAACGTCCCGCTCTCGGTGATGGCTGCGACCTTCTCCTCGACCTGCTGGTTGATCTCCGCGCCGATCACTTTTTTACCTTGGTGACGTTGGTAGACGTGATATGCGAACGATCCACCGAGGATCAGCCATGACGCGATCTGGCCGTAGTCGTTCTCGGAGAGCAGGCCTGCACCTCCAAGCATGGGCGCGACGTGACGCAACCCGATCACGAGAAGTGTTTTGACGAGCGGGTTCATCGGAGATTGCCTGTGAAATACAGGATCACGATGATGAGCAGCACCAGGCCGAGGCCGCCGCCGATACCACGGGGGCCCGCTGCGTAGAACCCGCCACCTCCGAAGAGTATCAGCAGGATCAAGAGTAGAATGATCAGATTCATTTGTGTTTTTCCTTCCACTCGTGCGAGCCACGGATTTGCGCTTTCACGTCGTCGAGAGCCACACCCTCGATCACGAGCTGATAGAACCACTGCGCAATCGCCTCCATATCGCCGCCGATACCTTCGGGACGCTTCAGGCCATCATCGGAGCGATAGAACGCGTCGAGTTCCTTGAGTGCGACGAAAGCTTCGCCCTTCGGCAAAACCTTCGATGACGGCGAGTGCGGCGTTGGTCCAGGATGTGGAATCACCACATCATCCTTAAACGGAGGATTGTTATTCCGCCACAAGTGCTTCGGAATCGCCTCCCATGCTGGCGACGCCGTGATCTGAGGTCCATCATCAGGACTGAAGGACCAGTTCGGATCGCCCCTTCGACGGTAAATCGGCCGATCGTGCTCGTTCGCAGAACCGATCGTATCGTACTGCTTTCCGTCGCACCAGATGGCGTCGTGTGACACACCTGAGCAAGGGTACTCCTTGCCGTCGAGCCCGGTCACAGTACGTTGTGCGAACTCCGGCGGGACGTACTGTCCTTCACCAGGACTCTTGCACATCAGGTGTGCGTCGTATCCTAGGTGCCGGAGCTTCTCGACGAGGAGCACCGTATGCCGGTAGCACGTGTGGCCGAGGTTTGTCGGCAACAGCTCTGGATGCTCCTCACTTACTTTCCGAACTATGCTAAGCATTACCTTCTCCTTCTATCATCAGCCACGAAGCCGTTGAGATAATCATTCATTCTCGCCTTCGCCGTCGGGAGATGCATGTCCGCGGCGTAAGCCTTTGCCTCACGTGCGGAGAGTTCCGCTTTGTCGTACTCCCTGAGGAAGTTCAACGCATTCTCCGTGGAGTAGAGTTCGAGGATGACGTCGTAAATCTTATTGAGCTCCGACGACGCTGACGACCACTCCGAAGGCTGCCTCTTATACCACAATCGAATAGTCAAATTCGTCGCTGGCTTCGTGTCGAAGTAGAACTTATTCCCCCACCAATAACACCTCGCAGGAGTCCCCGTCGACTTGGTGAGAACGTTCTCGATACGCTCCTTATCACCAGGACGGATGATCCTGCCCGTCGTCGCATCCTTCACGAGTTCCGGCCACCAGATGTCAGTATTCACCGTAGGCGTAAAAGTATCCGTCGTCGCGAGCAGGGTCTCATCCCCAATTTTCTGCAACTCCGGATGTTCATACTCATTCGCACAACGGAGAAGGGCGTCGTTAATCCACTGTCCCCTCAACGTCGCGGTCACGTCACCACGATTACCGACCCGCAGGAGCAGGTTCGCGTCGATATCCGTAAACGTCCTTCTCGCCACTACAGATCCTCGTCTATGTTAGGAAGGGGCTCAGGATTCCGTTCGTAATTCACTTCCAGGTCCCGACGATACGCGTCAGCGCCAGGTTCTTCCCAGCACTTCTTCGTTCCAGACCCCAAACAACGAACTCTCCCATTCTGCATCATCACCTTCGAGCGAGGATAATGCGTGCCACACATATCGCATGTGTACCACTCCTCACCCACCCGGCGGTTCGCAGACTGGGAATCGCTCACTTGAACCCAATGAGAAGATACGGCGATCCTGCGGCCGGTGCTGTCGTCCAGACGATCCCGTCAACCCACTTCGGCTCCATCCCCCGAAGCACGTCGATCACCTGAGTCGCAGCTTCGACGACCCCTTCACCGATGATATTTCCATCGGTGTCGCTGACCTTGTACGCTTGACCGATCGTTCCGGCTGCCACGACAAGATCCATCTTCGTAAGCAAGAACCTCCCCGTAATAGCGTCGGCTCCGGCCGTCATTCTGATATGACGGGAATCTCTCGTAACTGCCATCTAATTCTCCGGTGAGACACTCGGTCCCTGAATGGGTAAGCGAATCGGGTTGAATGGTGGTGGCGAAGGGGGCGTAAGCAACGAACGCTCAGGCATCTCCTCGTACACCATCAACACAACTTCACGATTCTTCAACACCTCAAAACGGCACATCTGACCTTCAACGTATGCAATCGTGGTCAACATATCACTCCCCTAACTAAGGTGGAAAGGCGAGGTGGACTGTCTCGCCTCTCCATCCCTTCCGCCAGGAGTTAGACGAATTCCCTCCTGACATGCGGCCGCTACGGTGCGAACCGCACTACGGAATGATGCCGAAGAGTTCGATGAGGAACTTTCCTCCGGTGTATGTGCCAGTAACGCCGGCAGCGCCGCCGACGATGTAGAGGTAGTCGTTTGCCGGAGGAACGCCAGTCAAGCCCTTGACCATCCCGTTCGTCCACGCTGCGGCTGCAGTGACAAGAGCGGTCTCTACCAAGGCAGCGATGCCTCCATCCTGCGCACCGGTACTGACCGTTGCGGAATAGAGATCGATATCCGTCACCGCAGCCGCAGGCAGTTCGAGGCAAGTCATCTGCCCACCGAAGATCACGCCATTGATCGCGGAGGTAATCTGCCCGAAATGCGCGCTTGTCGCACCGGCTGGATTGCCGATGATATCGAGGTCAGTCGTCGAAGCGGCCAGACCGGTCAAATCCACGACGATACGCGTGATCGCGAGGTTTCCTTCCCGCGATACCTTCGCGTTGTACGTCTCGGCGGCTGAAACTCCCGCACCCGCCGTCAACGAAGCGGCTTGATTGACTACGGAGCCTCCCGTATTGAAGTTGAAACCCGCCGCTTCAACAGTGGCCGCCTCCGCGATACGGAGTTGACCATTCGTATCGGTCCAGGCGTACCAATGGTACCCTGCCGAATCCTGGAAGAAGTGCATACTCGGTCGAGCAAGGCCTCTTTCACCAGCCCATCCTGTCGCACCAGACAACGGTCGAGTCGTTCTGCTTGACATGTGTACTCCGTATATACTACGTCGCTGCGTAGTGTCTTATCCGCGTCAGGATATCAGCCAGCGAGCTCCTGAAACAACGATAATCCAACCAAACCTACGTCGATAAACTCTTGCACCGTGACGCTTATTCCGGAGAAACGCTGGCCGTTCCCCTCCACCAACGGGAGGATCTGATCCTTCACCGAAGTAACGATTTCCGTAATGCCTCTTTCCGAAGTAGCGTCCCCCGAACATTACGGCGTCCGTGTGATTGCGGAACGATTGCCCTCGGCCGAGCCAGTCGCGGTGAGAACATTCGCGCTGTCTGCAAGGTTCCGAACGACAATCGAACCCGTATCAAGCCCCGACATCACTCCGAGAAGTACCGCAGACATCATCTTCGTGAGTTCGTCGAAGGTATGCGATCCATACGCAGCGGAGAACGCACGTGCGAAAATCGCATCACGTATGACGTTCGTTTGTGCTACAGTCAGAACAACTCCCGTCGACGTGAGAAGAGTAGAAATATCGCTAAGTTCGTTATCGACGAAGTTATCAACCGCGTTGATCAAAGCGACAAGATCACCAGCGGTTTGGAGTGTTCCTCCTACCCGAAGCGTATCCGCTTTGATATTCCCGTCAGCGGTGAGCGCGGCAGGCAACCGTGCTTGGATGTCGTTAGTATCCGCAATAACATCACCCGCAGTCTGGACTGTCCCAGACACGTGTGACGTATTCACTTCCGGACGTCCCCCAGCGAACGCTCCATTACTCCCACCGAATTGTGCAACGTTAACGGGGGCGTTTGCGATGTATCCAAGAGCTGACGCTCCAAACAAGGCGTCATACACCGCTTCTTCCAAAACCACATAAGACCCGAACACTTGAAGAGCACCGGCAACCTTCACCGAATACTTCAACTCCCCAACTGTCGCAGAGTCAGTAGCATCCCACGTCACGGCATACATACCGTTAACGTCGTGAGTACCCCCACCGGAGTTCTTGCTAGCACTGGCGGCGCCATTCTTCGACACCTTAATGTCGGTATTGGCGACAGTCAGCGCAGTCTCCGCGGTCTTGAAATCCGTATCATCAACAAACGGGCCAATCCATCGTACCTGCCCCGCAGTTGACTGTTTAAGAAAACCGTCCATTTACCTTCTCATCATCTGGTAGTAGTGGTGAGGAAAAGCTGAAGCACCACCCGCTGCAAAGTTGAACGGGCCAACTTCCCATGTTCCGGTACGAGTAGCCCCTGCAATATCCACAGTAAACGTACCTGACAAATCCGTGCCTATGTTGATCAACTCAGATGAAGCCCCGATCGTGAAGTCCTCCGAACCAGCAGTGATGTTTGTGAAGTACCCGCCCGCACTCGTCGAGTAGGCGCACGTTGTTTGGCTGTCGGACCCATCTTCATTACGGCAAGTCGTGTACGAACCAGAAGCGCTGTTCCGCGAGAAGTCCGCCGTCGTAGTACCGCCTGCGTAGCAATTGGTCGCGTTCAAGACGTTCGACGACGATCCACTACGGAACCCATAAGTACCGCCAGCCGCGAGGCAGTTGTGGAAGGTCCCGTTCGCCGCTCCGCCACCAGCGAAGGTTAGGATGAAATTCGGCCCGTCTGCACCGTAGGCGAGGCAGTTGCGATACGTGACGATACTACCCCACTGCTGGACACAGACGCGATTGGAGGCGGTTCCAGAGTGCGTAGCGATGACACGGTCGAACAGGCATCCGTCGCTGCCACCCGAGGCCACTCCGGTGTTGACAAGAATGGTATTGTCAGTGTTCGCGTGCGTGTTTTTGACTTGCAAGCCGGTGAGGCGCGTGTAAGCCTCGTTAATCGTGAGCACTGTACCGAAGTTTACGGCGACTTGAAGATGATACTTCCCGGTGGTGTAGAGACCTGCATGCCGGTAGGCAGCGTCCACTTCGACATGGATGTAATCGCTGCTCGTCGTTGTCCACCCGGTGATCGTAACCGCCGTGGCATCGACTTTGGTGGCCCCATTCGCCTTGCAGGTGACGGTATGTACACCTGTGCCTGTGAGGTCGGCCTGCGATGCCGCCTCCCACGCATTCAGAGATACAAAGGCACGATTCGCTCCTGAGAGCGCATCTGTTGTGCCATCACCACCGGCCGACGAATTGGGGTCAACAAACATGATTTATGGAGTCGTGCCTTCGGTCGCGCCCGTCTCTTTGTTGCGAAGAAAGTTCCTCACCTGTGACCACGTCACCGACACGTAGCGGTTGTCACGAATCTGATTGCGGATCGAGTTGGGGAGTGCTGCTGCATCGACTTCTAACAAATGCCGTCGCCGCCGGACGAGTCGAGAACGGATCGTACCGTCGAGATCAAAGAAATCCTCCACCTGAGGAGATATTAACCTATCAAGCTGAGCCTTGGTGACGTCGGTCACGCGGACCAGAATGAACGGTGGCATGATCGGGTTCCGCACGAGATCACCATCGTGCTTGACGTCGTCGAATACCTCGACAACGTCACCACGCTTGTAACACCCCCGCAGGTCCTTTTCCAGGTCGGCGTGAGTGTTGTTACGTCCCATAATCAAGAGCAGAGCCATCGCGGCCTTAGTCCTCAGGAGATACAGGGGGCACGCCGACGATGCGAAGATTGACAGGCGTGCCGGGTACTGCGCTCATCGTGAACGTAAGCAGCGAGGACCACAGACCCTCAACCCGGCTTCCTGTCGTGAGCACGTTCACCATACGCACCCGCGCCGTATGCTGCGTCGGCGTGATAGCTGGGATCGGAGAACGGCACGTGAAAGGGCTCGCAGCACCAGTGCAACTATGCGCAAGAGCCGCAGGCTGTAACGTCGCATCCAACTCCAGCTCATGCCGATACCCCTGAGCGGTGGCAAGGTCAGGCGCGGATACTTGATACTCGAAATTGTCGGTCGGGGCCACCTGAGGCTGTTCCTCGAAGTCCGGCGAGACGACAAACGTGTCAGACGTGTGCGGATCGGGTGGGACGTAGTAACCGATCCCAGTCGCGGCGAACTCGTAAACGCCGTCAGGCAGATCAGCGACTCTCTCACGCACATCCACCGAGCAATCAGCCCAGCGCGCTACGCGCGGATTGACTTCGCGATCGGCTTGAAGCGAAGCAACGGTCACGGGTAAACCGCACGAGGCCGGCGTCACGTACATCGGCTCGATGTAACCAGCACTGCCCGAGAGAAGAACGAACCACAAGATCATCATCATTTCCATTGACCTAGTCTCCTGAAGTGAAAAAGGCTCTACTTATCCAACACAGCCTCAATGAGGAAGTTGATCTTCCGATCCGGGAGAAGAGGAAACTCCTTCTTGAGAAGATCGAACGCACGTCGCCTTCGAAAGTTGCCTCTGTACTGCCCGTAAAGCACGTCCATCTCTTTCACGATGGCGCTCGCCCTGACAAAACTGATATCGACAGCAGGAGGAAGATCGGGCTGCGGAACGGCTGGCGGATCGAGCTTATCCGCGAGGCGTCGAAACCACTGTGCCAGTTGCTGTTTCATGAGATGGCCGTCACGATCCCGTTGACTACCGTAATCGAAGCAACCGCGGCAGGCCCAAACGAAACACCCGCTGCACCGCTCACGCTGTACCCCAACGCGTCGACCGTCGCATACGCGGACTGCGCACGAGTACGAACCTTCAAAATCGCGTCCATAGCAAAGTCAAACCCCGCACCAGCAGTACCCGCTGTGTTCGTCAAGTTCAACTGCCCATCTGCAGGAGAGGACATTACCGAGCGCCCCGTCCAATTATGGACAGATGAAGCTCCAGCAGATACAGACCCTGTAAACGTAGCCCCCGCGGCGAGGACA